CTCCGGGTGGACTACCTAACAGTAGATCCTGCCTGGGCTTGGAGAGGCACAAAGACCTCCCGCGTGGCACTAAGCCACAGTCTCCCTCCTAAAAGGGAGACTTCCACCCAAGTTTGATGTCGACGCGCTTGGGGCGTCCAGAACGCTCCAAATGCTCATCATCAACGCTTGCGGCGTCAATGTGTGAAGGCACATACTCAGGGTTGGGAAAACCCCAACCACGGTATGGCTTTCCACTGAGACATTTGAGAAGGGCACCAGGTCCCTCTAGATGATCTAGAGGAACTTTGGCACTCACGAACCAGCCCTTGGTTAGAGGGCTGTGAGTGTTTGGATCCAGCCTTTGGAATTGATATCCAAGGACTGATTCCCTGCCCAGCAACGGTGAGGATGGGGCTACGTTCGGAAGGTAAGAAATTACCTTCTTTAGGTAGCTATCCATCCAGGCCGCTGATTGCCACAAACCAGCCCAATAAAGCTGGTTACGTAGCGAAACAGCGGAAATTACACCGTTTGCGTCCCGCCGTCGCGTAGGGAGTACACGCCTGACCTTGACAATTGAAACGTCATGGCCATCGTAATACTCCTTACCGCAAGACTCTCTGAACCTTCCGGTCCAGTAAGACTTGTCGGAGTTAACCTGAAAACCAAAGTTTTCAAGCTCGCTCACGACGGACAGCACGTGATCTCTGGGGACGATGATATCGTCACCAAAGACGCGCACCTGACCCGCAAAACTCTTAAGAGTTTTACGAGTCAGCGGAGTGTTGAGCTCACGCTCAATCCCCAAGAAGATCACGGTCGCGAAGACCATGGCTTCAAAGGGAAAGCAGAGAGCTGAACCCATAGACGCGAACTTGGCAAGGCGCAAAACGCCATGACCAGGAACGTCAGCCTTCCTAGATCTACACGCTTGAACAGCCTCGAGCAATTCGGGGGTGTCATCGAGTAGAGCTAGTACATGCTGATTGGAGACACGATCGGAAGCCTCACTCATATCGAGTGTAGCCAGATCTCCGCTGAGAGATCCGGAACGAGCAAGTTCCCTGTTGGGATCCTGATCGTCAATTCCGATAAGCTGGCGGAGGAAACCATCCTCAGACCAAGCTTCAAGGAAAGATCGCAAGAGACCTTGCTGCGCATATTGCATCGCAGTAGGTTCAATCGCGATAATCCTAGGTGTCTTCAACGACTTAGGAACGGTGATAACCCTTACGGGAATCTCCGAACCGGGTTCGAGGAAGTTCACACGTTCATTGAGATGCTCCCCAAAGGAGTCATTCACAATGAGGTGGTCCTCAGCGGGTAGAACCCGTTGAAGACGATTGGTCCAGGTTAGCTGATCCCACTTAGCATTGCTGCTAGTGCGGTCAGCTACAGCGCCTGGACCATGCTTCATGACGACTCGACGAAGATGAACATCTCTGTCCATCTTCGCAAAGAGTTCACCATAAAGCAGCCTGGATACGCGAATGAAATCCTTCTTGTAAGAAGGATCCAAACGCGCATCAGACAGCCGAACTTCCTGCTCACACGAGACATAGCTGGACATCGCACGTCTCTCACGACTGGCACTCACGTGACCAGTGGAGACCCCTCCCGGGGCCTCCTGAGGGAGAGCGATTTTGCTAAACACCAACGTTAGTTGGCGCAAAGCAAAAATTGCTTCGATGTCCGGCGAGTCAAGCAACACGCCACTACTAGGATCGAACACACGTCCAAGGAAACCTTGCAGAAATGCAGGGAGACCAGTACGACGATTCTTCTTAAAAGAAGAAGCGTCAGAAGGGACGACAAAACCTTGGTCAAGCCATTTTTGGATGACTTTCCCAAGGTCTGCCAGGGTTATCGCCAAAAACGATAGCCCCTCGTGTTCGAACCGACTCTCGACAGTAGTTATGTCGAGAGTGGCGCTAGTGCAACATCGCATGGCCAATTCCTTGGCCATGCAGGACCAGAGTGACGTCAGGCTTTTCATAGTCCCTCCTTTATAGAAGGTGGCTATCCCTAGCCCTGTCGTCATAACGACTCAGCTCAGAGGAAGTGAGTTAACAGATCTCTTGCAAGCGACGAATCGCAAACAAAAGATTCTGAATAGCTCTATCAACCTCTTGCGATCGGTTTCCACCGATACGCAATGTCACATGGATGTCGGTCCCCTCAACAGGGGGCGGCATCTGAGCGACGAAGATCTGGGTCGCGTTCACTCCCATTGCTTGTTTAGCAGACATGTCCGCCAACAAGTAGGGCTTCCAGTACCAATGCTGCCGCATTGATCACTGCCACGATAACAGCCGTATCCTTTCGGGTTACGGTGTTTCGGGGAGAGTGATCATAACGGCGTCTACCACCAAGTTTGGATGGTGAGACGTGATGTTCAACACCAAGATGCCTCCTTTCGGAGGCTCTGGGAGTTGAATCATCTTGCATTGGCGACCCGCTATCAGCAGGCAAGCCGGCACGAGTCCGTTAGGACTCGCCGCCGAGCAGCTTGTTGATCAACGCGTCGGAAGTGCCCGTATACAGGGTCTTGAACCCCGTATACAGGTACATCGCCTCGGTATTCGAAAAGCCGGCATTGGGGAGGTCAAACACGATGTACAAACCCATCGAAAGTTTGACGTTCTCCACCGGCTTGAACGGATCCGGGGCGAGCTTCGACTGGTCGATCCGCAGCATTCTCCGGGTCCGCCGGCCATACTGATGGCTGGCAGAGAGCTGGAGAAGGCCGTCAGCCGAGGTGTACTTCGCCGAATCCCCGTCCGTTTCCGTACGGGGGAGAGGCGAGGTCACCGCGTTGACGGTAATTGACTGTGGGTCGGTGAACGACAAGGGCATCACTCCTAGAAACCCGAAAGGGTTTCCTAGTGGCGTTTAGAGCACGAGCAACAACGATGTCACTTTGCTCGGGTAAGCCCGAGTGCCGTGACAATGGCTTTCTGACGGAGGCTAAGAGCCGCCTCAGAAACGCCGAACCCATAAGGGGTTGCCTGAATCCGTTGCTTGACCTCATTGGTCATAGTAACATCAGGAGGCCGTGGACCCACTGCGCGATAGCCTGTGGGACCCACGAAGGTATACGTGTACTTAGCGATGGAATGTTCCATCATGTACCCGTATGCCAAAACCTGGCTATCGATGGCCCAATCCGTCCAGTTCTGAAGAACTTCGGACGTATTGGAAAACCAATCGAAAGCCCAGCTCCAAGGGGCAATGTTCCAGATAACATCTGGAGTCAGTGACAAGCCAAGCAAATGCCTGGCCTGCTGGACATGACGTGCTATCTTCCCTCGAAAGGACTTAACGTCCTTGGGGTCGATATAATACACGAATGCTCCAGAAAACCACTGACGTCTGGTCAACTCGTATGACCGGATCACCTGCCCTTGGTTCAAGGAAGTGCTCGTCAGTAGTGACGAAGACGGGTTAGTCCAAGGACTAACACCGTTCCGAAAAACTACTGAACTAAACTCCCTGTGAAGTGGAAACTCATACTTCCTTCGCACCAATTTGTTCGAGTCACGATCGAACTGAGCAAGAAGCTCGTCGACGTGTACGACTGCATGCGCAATAGCTTGCAAGTCGGCAACAAATGGTTTCCAGCCGAACTCAACGTTCAGATACTCGTGACCAAGCGCCTTACGGCGCTCGGCACCAGTAAGGGATCTCAACTCACGAAGAGTCCCTCCAATCAAATGGGGAATTCCCTCTTTGATTGTCTCGCTGAGAAAGACTGAAAGCGAAGCAGATGGTTTGGTAGGACTACTTCGAGCAATTGCAGTACTACCGAGCTGAGTCAAAGTGTTACCACTTGACTCAGGATTCGGAGGATACTCCAACAAACTCGGAGCGCATGGCCAGATCGGTCCCAGGTAACTACCTGTGACACGAGCAAGGCCAGGTTGCGGATCTTGACCCGAAAGAGGAAATTCCTGAGTATTAAACTCAGAAGACTTCTTACGAGTAAAGAACGGTCCACCCAAATCACCAATGTAGCGATTCCTGTGAGGGAGTCGCCACGAAGGATGAGACTCGGAGTCAGTAACCTGACTCCCAGCTAGGTAGGTGTAGAGAGAAGCATTATCGTAGGACTTATCCTCCTGGATGACCGTAGGTCCTCCAGTCTGGGTACGTACCTGCGAAAAATGCGACCTCAGATCTCCGGTGAACGGGATTGCTCTCGTTCGCCGTGAAATCGTACCACCTCCTTCCACAGCTCGATAATGGTCCACCAGTGTTAATTCACTGGTACTCCTATCCAACATATGAAATTAATCATACATAGGATAGGAACGCTGTTGCACTGCGCCCGGGGCCCCTTGCGGG